TCAATCTCCTCATCTGTCACATCACCTTCATCATTCATCAAATCAACAAACTTCTTATACATCTTCTCAGCAGAAAAACGCTCATGTAATTCGTTGGCATAATCGTGTGTTCGCAAATTTGTTGGCGCTTTACCAGATTGCTCTTCAAAGCAATATCGCATCTTTTCTTTTGCCGACTGTTCTCTAGGATATGCCCACATCGATTCCTTGATGATGACATTCTCCCAAACAACATTATCTTGGACGGGCTGTAGGTCAAATGCGACGTTGTAAAAATGCTCGCTACCCTGCTCATCTGTCAGAAAATCCAAATGCCCTGACCACCCCGTAGCGACCACTGGAAGACCACTGTAAGCCGCCTCAAAGATAGGCAAACCAAAGCCTTCTCCATGAGGGAGAGCAAGAAACGCATCAATTTGTTCATGCTTATATAACGAATGCATTTCTTCGTCTGTCATATCTCCATGCAGCAAATATAAAGTACACTTTCTGTCGGGAAAACCCTTAAGATAGTTTTTCAAATCTGCGAGAATAGTTTCGCGGTCCATAACGCAGTTCTTGGCAATGTTAGTTTTCAGAACAAGACCAACATCTTCATCATGGAACTCTTCAACAAACCACTTAATTGTATTCGGAAGGTTCTTTCGCGGACCAAACTGCGCTACTGATAAAAAGTTGAAGGCAGTTGTAATGTTTAAATCTAAGCTTGGTAGATTTTCATAAGTCTTTGTCGGATAATTGACAAAATCGATTGGAGTCTCTAGCCGATACTCAAACTTATTTCCAGTATTGGTATCCTCTGCAATTGCAACAGTATTCTTGTACGTATTCATAGAGTGACTAGAGATTGTGATAATCTTGTCTACATTCTCGTTGCCCTTTTGCAACCAAATAGGCGCGACTTTACTGGTTTCAATACCAGCAGTATATCCAATATTCACTGGGGCTAGCTTTTGCCATTCATTAGGAATAGTAATCTGCAATGACATATCAAACTTGCCGCCTTGCTGAATAAAGGCGATTGTCTTTTCTATTGTCTGATCAATCCATTTTCTTTCTTCGTCCATTTCATGAAGCCATGAAGTCTGACCCCACTTAAGAGGTTGAATGAAAATTTCAAACAAGTCCTCGCGGCTGCGCAATGAACGCAATGCGAATCTAGATTGCTCACCATATCCGGACCTTGTTAATAGCGGACCTTTAATTAAAACCTTTTTACGCATTATGCCACCTCCATCAAGTGCCAGCGTTCATATCCTTCTCTGTTTTCCCAAGAGCCATGTTTTTTTGTTACAGAATCCATTAACTCTACCCACTTATTTTCAAAGTCTTCGAAATTATAGTTCTGTGCAACATGATTACGACCTTGAACTGACATTTTCTTATATTTCTTGTCACTAATATTTAAGGCGTCAGTTAGTGCCTTGTGAAAATCTTTCTTTGAGATTCTATCTTCATGGATATACGGCACTTGTAGAGATCCAATTATAGCTTTCGAAGAAGGCTCAATGCCATACCCAAACCAGTCCTTACCGTTAGTTACTTGTTCTTGCAAACCTCCAGTCATATTTACAATAATAGGAGTTCCGCAAGATAGCGATTCCAAAGTCGCTAAACCAAATCCTTCAGCATCAGAAATATTAATAGTAAAGTCGGCAGCGTTATACATATGTGCCAAATCTTCTGACTGGACTTTATTTGTTGATAAAAGAACCTGCCCATCTGTTATTCCTAAAGTCTCCATAATATGAGGTAAATCCTGACCATGCGGGTCTTTCGGGTCTGTATGCATTAAAAGACATGCCTTATCGTGACCAACTTGATCAAGCCATTCCTTGAACCACCAAATCAGGGTACCACTTTGCTTTCGGCGCGCATTGCGATTATTCCAAAAGAATATCTTCTTATCTTTATTCTTTAAGTTTTTAGTGCTTTCTACACATATTCTATTTCTAGCGCTATCTTTTATCTTTGTCATTTCTTCTGTCTTATATTTGTAAAAGACATTAGAGTTTACAGCATGAGGTAAATAATAGCTATTAACATCTGGCGCTACTTCTTTAACAATCTCATGAGTAACCTTTGAAATACATACTATCTCATCTGTGGAACGATAAAATTTTCCATTATATTGAGGTGCCGGAAAGTTATCCCAAACGTGATAATAAACCATCGGAAGATTTGGACGAATCTCATTTTCTAGTTCCCAAAGCCAACCATAGAATCTTGGGTCTGTCATAAACCACAAAGCATCCGGTTTTTCTTTTTGCAGAACAGAACGGATAATTTCATCATTACCATAACCATCAATAGGGAAGATTCTCCAATTATCTCCCCACGGATCGACCCTTTGTGGGCTATAATCGCGATGTTTGACGGCACCGCCTAGACAAATAAACTCATATCTTCCAGTCTTTAGTAGTGACTCAATAAAATATTTAGTTTGAGTACCTACACCGGAAGGCGATAACGGATGGTCCGATATCACCAAAATCTTCTTCTTGCTCATTAATTCTCCACTAAAATTATTATTTGTAGACTTTCTAACGAATTAAGGACAATGCTCAGTGTGTCTAAACTTACAATTCCTGCAAGAAAGTCTATTTTTAATATAACGCTTATTAATAATATTATACAATGCTTTATCTAAAAGTTTAATAGCATTTTGTGTTTTTTTCGGGCCACTTGAAACTCTAAAGAATTCGACTCTGTTTTTCTTGGCTGTTCTTTTAATAAGCGCAAAATGTGTTTCAATATCTTTAGGATCTATATCCATCTTCTGCGCAAAAAAATGTTTATATAATGTCAACTGATAAGTTGTCATTGCATCATTTTTTCGTCTAGCATTCCAGCCCCATGAACAGGTTTTCCAGTCAAATATATGAACTTTACCGTCTGGGGTTGCTACGATACCATCAATATACCCTTTGAATCTATAATCTTCGTAACCTTTGACCGGCTCGTAGAGTGCCATTTCTGCTTCCAAAACTTCATAACCATCTTTAAAATATTCCTTTAGTGCGTTTTCGATTAAAGGCTCTTGTAAAAGAGACTTTCCTTGTGCGCGCATCTGTTCTGCTAGTTTTGGATCAACCTCCACATCACTGGGAAGTTTTGATAGATATGTTTCAAACTCTTGAAGAAAATACTCTTCATCATTTATTTCTTCTTTTAGAAGTTTCTTTTCGCAAACATTGTGGATTGCATTACCAAATGCCGTAAAAGCATTTCCTTTAAATCCGTCTATTTTATCAAGCCTGATTAATTTATGACTAAAAGCGCAATGAACCCATTCCTTGAGTTCAGAATATGATATATGATTCATATTGTTTCTCCATGTTAATAATATAACACAGAAAAGCAAAAATGTCAATCATCTTTATAAAGCTTCTCTATCTTTTTATAAAGGATAGGAGAAATCGACTTTAAAAGACGGTGATCCGGTTCCATAAAGAAATCAGTAAACCCGGTAGCAAAATACTCTCTTAGAGAAGTTGCCGCATAAGGACTTATAAATAGTCCTTGCATTAGAATAGACAGCTTGTCATACCCAACTTTATTTAACAAAAAGTCATCAAATTCTATATCATACTCAATATTCATAAAGAAATTTAGCTGGGTTTTAAAATCATGTTGCCACAAGATGCTTCTTAGCTGGCCTCTTTTATTTAAAAACTCTGATGACAACTTCTTGTCACCATAAATTTCAAGCCCAAACGGCTCTTCGAGCGAGTGGGCTATTTCATGGATTATATCATCGATTAAGTCGTCTGCGTCATCTTGTTCATTCGTAATATATAAGCAGCCATCCTTATACATGGCATTTATTTTTCTATCTTCAAATTCTTCCAAATCTCCAACAATCATCATTTCTACTTCTGCTAGAAATTTTTTCGGTATTCTGTTTTCAACAACACTAACTATTTCTTCCATGTCTAGCCCATTAGTCAATGGATCTTTAATATAGACATGAATTCCGGTTGAGGTATAAAAATTATCCACTTTATTATTATTTTCCTGTAAGAAGTGCAGCATCATTAAGTCCTGTTTGATATCCTCTCATGAAGTTCTCTTCCGCAAAAGCCATGGCAAATTCAGCAAAATCAGTTGCTAAAACTTCAGCTATCATATTGACGGTTACGTTTTCACAATTTAATTTCTTACCAACATATTCAACAAGGTAAGTTTTTAGTTCGCTGTCTTTTTCTACTACCATTGCTAATAGCGGATTTGTGTGTATTTCTTTTTCTGTCTTTATTTGTTCTTCTTGAACCTTCATTCTTTACTCCTGTTACATATCTCAACATGTTATTATTAAAATAACACATTATATAACAAATGTCAAACTAAATCACATAACTTTTGATGCTAGTGTAGCTAGTTCAGATCTCTCACCTTTTCTAAATGTTATATGACCGGCTATTTTATAATCCTTAAAACTCTCAACTGCATGTGCAAGACCATTTGAAGTCTCGTTAACATAAATATTATCAATCTGTTCAATATCACCAGTAAGAACAATTTTTGTATTTTCTCCAATTCTTGTGATGATAGTTTTTATTTCATGTCTGGTGAGGTTTTGCGCTTCGTCAATAATAATGAATGCATCAGATATTGAGCGACCACGAATATAAGTCAGAGCCTCAATTTCAATCTTGCCTTTATCTACATACATTTCTAAACTAGTTTTATCTCCCATCAAGAATTTCAGATTATCTTGAATAGGCATGAGCCATGGCAACATTTTTTCTTGCATTGTTCCCGGCAAGAACCCAATATCTTTGCCCATCGGCTGTATGGGGCGAGAAACAATCAATCGTGAATATAAATTGTCTCCGCTAATTGTTTGTTGTAAGCCGGCAGCTATAGCACAAAGAGTCTTTCCGGAGCCAGCGCGACCAATTAATGAAACTAGCCTGATAGATGGATCCAAAAGCATGTCAATAGCAAAGCTCTGTTCTTTGTTCCTTGGCTTAATATTCCAATCTGGTATGCTGGTATGGATTATCTTTTTCAAGGGGCTCTGGCTATCCTCAAAGCGTGCCAAGCATGTCTTCTTCGGATTTGCCACCGATGATAACAACAAATATTGATTTGGCGAAAGTTTTTCGTCTTCTAAATCAAATTCATCTAGAAATATGTTTTTATCTAAATAAAATTGATCAATAGTTTCATCATCCACAACTATTTGACTAAATCCGTCATATAACTCTTCAGTATTGGTAACAACTTCTTCTGATTTATAATCTTGAGCCTTTAAGCCTAAAGAGTCACAAATAACTCTCATGTTAATATCATTACTGACTACAATTGTTTTTCTTTTAGGATTTGACTTTGCAATTGCCATTCCGGACGCAATTATAATATGATCTGGTATGTTAATATTTAAATCTGATGGGAAGTTAGCTTCATGGGCCACTTCATAAGAGACTACTTTTAATACTCCCTTGCCTTTCCCCAGTCTTACTCCTTTTTGTAGATTACCTTTTGTTCTCAGTTCATCTAAAGAGCGAATTATTTTTCTAGCGTTAATGCCAACTGAATCTTGTCTCTTTTTGTGTTTATCAATTTCTTCTAACACCTTTAGTGGTAGAAATATGTCATTATTCTCAAACTTAAATATTGATTCGGAATCTGTTAGACATACACTGGTGTCCAACAATATATTCTTTTTAACTGCCATTTAATAACTCCTTAAATGTGCCACAAGTAATTAGACCACAAATCACTAATTTGATCGCGACCGACGTTCTTTAAAAGAAAACTAGAAGGACGATACGGTTTGCTTAAAAGTTTCATATTTGCTTCTTCTGGGGTTCTAGCCCCTTTCTTCTGATTACACTTCATACAAGAAGTTGTAAGATTTAACCATGTATTTTTGCCACCCCGGCTTTTAGGCATTATGTGGTCAACAGTCAACTCTTTAATATGAAATTTATTACCACAATACTGACATATATTCGCATCTCTCCAAAATATATTTCTCTTTTTTGGAGAGACAGAAGTTAATCTATTTTTCACATAGACTTTTAAAACTATAACAGCAGGCAGTTTAAATATTTCTGAAACAGAACTGATAGTTTTGTGATATTGCTCTACAGCAATTGCTTTTCCACATATACATAAAACTAAAGCCTCTAAAGAATCTATTATTCCTACTGGTTTGTAAGAAGAGTCAAGCTTTAGAGTTTTGTGTTTCATTGTTTTTTGCATCATATAACACCGGTATATTAATCCCTAACTCACAATATGTTAACATCTCTTTTTTATCTTTTTCAACAAAATCTTCTAAATCTATAATTATTGGGTGATTAAACATATTTTGATGTTCAGAAAACTCATGAGGAAAAGGCACCTTCAATCTTTCTTTTGCCATTCGAATAGCATGACCAAATTCATCATATACTGTCTCTCTAGTTAAATATAAACAAACAATACTCATAATCCAAATCCAACAAAATAATAGATATAAAATTTTCATTTTTTAGTGGAGGTAGGGGGAGTCGAACCCCCGTCCAGAATAATGTCAATATTAAGTCATTCACAAGCTTAGTTGATTTATACCGTCCAAACCAACAAAGGTAGGTGGTTTTAATTTATTGCTTACCACCCTGTCGCAATAAATGGTTTTGATTTTTACAACTTGTCTGTTGTTTTGATTAGATTGGATAGAAGGCTCTAATCAGCCTCCCGATTAAGCCGCTAGTGCGACTGCTTCGAAGTGTGTGTTGTTGTTTGCAACTATATTTTGAACTTTTAAGGTTGTATCTAACCTGCTTGCACTTTTTTAATCTTTTACCCTGTCGAAGCCTAAATTACCCCCTTAAGTCCATTCAGCGTATTTAACAGAATTATTGTCGTCAGTAAGATAATAATTGAAATCAGCACTTCCGTCTATTTGTCTAATAGAATAAGATAGTTTAACTAATTTTTTAATTTCTTTATCAACATCCAAAAAGTTTATTTTATCAATTCGGACCCAATCTTCATTCTTCTCAAGACCTCTTAACTCACAAACAAGAGAAATATCTTTTTCGTAAGCTTCATCGCCAATCCATGTACATTTTACATAAATCCAACCATTTTTTTCTTTTGATTCTCGAACAACTCCATATCGAACAACATTGTTCCAAATATTGGTAACTGACTTTCCATAGAACTTGCTTTTCATTTTTTCTCCTAATAAAAGCTTTTTAATTTTGATGCTTTAACCGGTCGCCATACAGCGGCGATTAATGTATTTTTATCTCCAGATTCTTGAGGATATATAAAACCAATAGTACCATATCTTTCCTCTGCTAAAGTTGCGACCAACTCATATACATTTGGTTTATCAGAATGAAATTTAGGATCATCAATCAAGAACTTTTTTCCTGCAAAACGTTTTTCGAACCATGCTAACCCATTAGAATCTTCTACTTTTGAGCATATATGCCACTGATTGTATTCTTTGTTAGGGTCACACTTTTCGGCTTTCTCATATCTTTCTTTAAAACCAGGAACATTATCTACCATATATCTCTGAGTTTCTATTTTCGAAGAAAGCTTTGCCGGATCTTCCATAACCGGATATAATTTGCTGATTGGTACTTTTATTTGATAATATGTTTCTCCAGGTATTCTCCCTATACCTGTGTCTTCTTGTCCTTTTTTGGTAAAGAAGAAAACCCTTGGGCGATTCCAAGTAACATAATCCCTTGTAGTATAATTCTGCGCAGAAGCTGCGGCAATGTCTGGATCAAATTCTTCTATATCTTGAGTTGAAGATATATGATACAGAACTACGTTTCTGTCTTTATCAAACTCTACCGGGTATCCTTTTAAAAAGTCTTCTTCTTTTAAAAAGGTTTTCCATTCATTAATAAACTTCACAATATTCTATTGCTCCTTATACATATTAAATTTCTGAAGATTTAAGCGATAATCATTCAAGGTTATTCCTAAAAACCTTGCTGCTTCAGAATTAGACTTAGTACAAGAAATAGCAACTCTCATTAAAGCCTCTTTAGTAATATAATCTATTTTCTTCCAAATGTCAAGACCAAAAAGTCTGTTTTTCAAATGAGAAGAAGATAATTCAATTTTTATGGCTATCAGATCCTCTAATGTCATATTAGAAATTAAAACCAATAATTCATTGCTTAAAATTCCTTTCTGTGTTAAACTATATATATTGTTGGTCTTTACTTCTCTCATTTACTTAACAATTATATTATAACATTAATATTAACTCATGTCAAGTTATTTTATAGCCCTAAATCAATTTCATCATCTGTAGGTTCTTCAAGATTATCTTCTCCACTAGCGGCTGTATTATATGCTTGATTAGTAGGTTCTTCTACTGTTCCAGCCAATTCTGTTTCAAATTTATCAAAATACAATTTTACATTTGCGATTAAATAATCATGAAAAAGTTCTTTATCCTCAGTGGCCGATAATAATTCAAAAGAATCGATTATACTAGTTTCTACCTTTTTAAAGGAACTATAAGCCATATTTCTTCCAGTTTCATCCTCGCCTTCGATGCCGAAATCTGAGCGTGGATCTTCAGGCTCTTCGTCAGCTTTCTTTTCTGAATCTGAACGTATATCGATAAATTTATCTTGATCTGAATCTTCATTTCCCAAATCAATTTCAATATCTTCGTTAATATCTGCAATAGGATCGGCATCATTATTAATTTCAACCGGCTTAAGTGTATTAACAATCGCCTGAATAACATGAGAGCGAAAAGATTGCCTTTGTTCCTCAGAAGTTGTTAGTATTTTATAATCAGTTTCCAAGACAGGAATTATTTTCTTTAAAAGATCTTCTAAAACGTTAATGCCTGTTGATTTATTTGGCGAAGGATCAACATCAGAAACTTGTCCCTCATTTAGACTATATAACTCATGATCAATCATTTTTTGAATGATTATTCTAAGATCTTTTTCTTCATTTAATCTTTTTTTCTTGACAGCTTTGACAACTGATCGTATACTCTCTCTAAGCTCTCTTTCATTATTCATTTCAAAATTCCTTGTTTATATAAATAGTCTAAAACTTCATTAACCAGATCAGAATCTTTATCCTTTGTAGATCCCAAAGGGACAGAGTAACCGGTCATAGAACCACCTCCAGCAGAAGACATTTCGCTTAAGTTCGAAAATTTATCTTTCAGTAAATTATAGATATCTTGATCGAACCAACCCATTATGTTTTTAAAAGTTTCTTCATCGGCTTCTGCTAAAGCTTTTCTTAAAGTTGTTCCAGACATTTCTCCAAACCCTGGAACTTCTAAAGATACATGAGGGGCAACGTAAAGATAACCATGCTTCGATAATGGTTGTAAATTATTTTTATTAGCATCATAATATTGAAAATATGAAGGTTCTCCATTTTTCTTTTTTCCAACTCTAAATCTTGGACTCTCCATCATATCTTTTTTGCCAACAGCAAACAATAGTGCAGTTCTATTCGGATCATATTGACTAGTAAGTTCTTCAGATTTGTATGGGTTTTTAACTTGTACTACATTATCGATACCGTGTTTGTTGATAACCTGTATTTTTTCAGAAAAATCTAATGGAGACTTTGGTAATTTAACTTTATTGGAAGTTACTATAAATGTCTTGTCTTCTCCAAATCTTTTTGCTAATTCTCTATATGCAGCGGCATGGTGTTTGCCCATGGGTTGAAATCTGCCTGGATAGACCATCAAAATCGTATCAATATTAGGCCGCTTTTCTTCCTGCTCGTCAATAGCCCACTGGACCGCTTCTGCCAATGCTAGTTTTACCATTTTGCTGTCAGGTATCAATGCAGTTACCATTTTGCTAGCTAGGAGATCTTCAAAAAGCTTTTTATTTGTTTTCTTGGTTTTTGGCAATAATGTATGCCATTCCCTAAGAGACATTTTTGTAGATTTCTTATTATTCCAAAATACTTCTAATATTTGGTTTTCTTTTATGTCAGGCTTCTTAAAGCCCTTGTCCATCATAAAGTTAGCTCGACTGAACTCTAGTCTATCAACAAATTTGACTCCGTTACCAGCAAAATCAACAGCGACATAGCCTTCTGGGTTCGTTACCTTAAGATCACCAGATCCATCGTCAACAAAATGTTTAGTGGCATATATCGCATTATTGTATTTCTCAATAAAGACGTTCTTTGCTTCAAATAACAGTCGCGAGAGCCTAAAAACATTTAAAATGTCGTTTTTGGAGCGTTCAATGGCTTCCAACTCTGCTGTACCAGTGGCCATGGCACGTTGCTTGCCTTTTTCGCTTTTTAGTTTATTGATTCTTTTGGTTAATCTATTTTGATTCCACTCCACAAAGCCTTGGTAAGAGCCTTGTGCATCATCAGCAAATGCGCCACCGCGAATCTCACTGTTGAGATATATGTTCATTTTAGCTAAAGGAAGATTTTCATAATTTACCGCGCTATTAACTGCATCGGCTTGTGTAACAAGCGTTACAACACGCTCTTCATCATCATCAGTTAAAGTCACAGTTCCCGTATCGTTTTTAAAGAACGCATCGTCAAACCAAACGTCTGGTCTTCTTTTAAGCTGGCTTACATCGGCTCCAAAGCTAGCGCCACTTTTTAAATCATTATATGTGGTATGAAACACAATACCAAACTTCGCATTTCCTATTTGTTGTCCCAAATTAGAATCAACAGGAACAGCATAAATAATTGTGTTTGGTTTAAATCTATAATGAGGCTCTCCATCGATATCAACAATTTCTAACATTCCATCATCGAACATGAAATCGCCCTGAAGAATTTTGTTAATACCCAAAGAAGGTAAATAATACAGCGCTTTCTTTAATTTGTCAACCAATCCCGGCGCGTGTCCGTGATTGTAATTGATGTCTTCCACAGTATAGTTTATTTTTGGAACTTTATTAAAAATAGATTTTGTTCCAACAAAAAACTTTCCATTATCTGGATTTATACCAGCGAAGATTGCCGGCGCACCATCCCATTTAACCGAAGTGCTGACTTTGGTATCGCCATCACCTCTAAGAACTTTAATCATTTCCAGCAAGAATGATCTGGCCATTTCATAGCCTTCTTCACCTCTTGTCAAAACTAATTCTTCTAAGTGAGTTAAGTGAGTATTTGCCTTACCTTCTTTAAGAATCGAACTCATTGTTTATTTCCTATTTTTTAAATTTAACGTTTTTGAGAACCTTACGAATTCTTTCTCTAAGCATTGCTTCTTGCATTGGGCGCTTTCTTTCATCATCGCCTCTGCGATCAGCATGTGGACTCTTTCTTCCACTGGAAGCTGCGACTTCTTCAAGTTCTTCTTCTCCTACAATAACGTCATCATCGCGCTTTCCGCCACAATGAGCCTCATCTAATTCCTCTTCTTTCTTACACTTGCAATCCGCCTTTTTATTTTTACATTCTGGGCATCTTTCATCCCTTTTTCCGGGCTCATGCATACCTTCTTCTTGAACGTCAGCATCATTGTCATCTTTGTCGGCCCATGGGGGAACTCCATCGCCATCGCCATCGGGTTTTTTCTCGCCTTCGTTTAATTTGCTGAGATCCATGCTGAATCCCCATTTCTCTGTTAACAAACCTTTAAGTTCATTATTCTTCCATTTCTTAGTAGACATTTTAGTATTTACTCCTTTTTGTAAATGTTCAAAATAAATAGTATCCTTGATACCATCTTCCCAATCTCTAAAGCACAAATTACCTAACTCATACGCTTCTCTTTCCATTTCGCGCAGATGTTTGTCATTTTGTGCGTATCCTTCACCCATCTCACCAACGTCATCAAACATGCCATTGCAATTTTGATTATGATGAACTAATTCATGAGATAAAGACCTCATTATATCCTTCGGGTGTCTCCCAGAAATATATAATGTTATGGCCATTTCTTGAGGATCATAATATGCAGTCTTTCCTAAAGGATTTCTAGCATTATTTTCATCTTTACGTAGAAATAACCTAGGTGGTTTTTGAAATCCCATTCTTTCTTGGGCAAAAGGAACAAATTGCTTAATAAGCGGCTTGAGGGTATCAATCATTTTTTAAAAAAACCTTTTTTTGAACATTTGAATACCATATATATTCTAAATAGTTTCCAAATGGGTCTTTTACATAAACGCCTATAGTTCCATCGCGATGTTTAATAACTTCCCCTTTTTCTGTTGGCAAGTCTTCAACATTATCAACTAAAATAGCACAATGTGCATAGGGGTAATATTTTTTATCAATAAGCGCTATATTAGTATTTTCTACAGTTAGGCGAATATACATTTCATTACGAAAAGTAATTTCGCCGCTCAAATTAGAACAATACCACTCTTCTGCTAATTTTAAATCATTTACTAATATCGCAATGTGATCAATCTTGCTTTTCATGTGATTTTACCTTTTTTAAACTTAAAGTAAAAAACTCTTTTACATTTTTCTTTTCATATACATATACATGTGAGATTGAAACTAAACGATTTGATCTTATTTCATTAACTACTCTGATAATTAAGCCGTATTTTTTTTCCCACATAGATTTTTCATGATTCCATTTACTCCACTTAACTAAGTCTCCTGGGTTTAAAGCTTTTGCTTTAATACTGCCAAAAGGTTTTTTATTATTCATTTATTTTTAAATGAACTAAAATTGACAACAGTGTTATGCAAATAAATTCAAATCCAAAAAATCCGTATAAAATCCACGCAGAAAACAATATTGTTACGGCTTGCCAAAATTTTCCATATTCAAATAACAATATTTACTCCCAAAAACCTAATAAAGCAATAGCAGTACCCATGAGAAACTGTACGACCATAAATATAGTTATAGATTTAGTTTTAAATTCTTTTAATGTGTCTATTTCTTTTATTGCTGCTTGTAGTTGAGAAGGAGAAACAACTTCATCAATTTTATCTTTCCAATTTCTAAGTTCTTCTACGCGATCTTCGCGCTCTCTCATTCTTGCAATTTCTTGTTTTAGTTCTTGAATTTCATTATTTAATGATTCAATGTTTGTAGCCAAAGATGACAATTCTTTTAAAACTAATTTTGAATATTCGCTCCATCCGTTATCTGCTGACATATGTGAATCCCCTAAACAACAATAACTAGTTTATTCTAGTTATCAAAGTATGATGCATCTATTATTTTTAGTTCGTCATCGGCATTTAAGCCAATATTGCCCGGGCCTATCCAGTCCATAATATCTAATTGTAATTCATTATACGCTTTGTAAATCAAAAAATATAAAGACTCGTTTTTCATTCCATATTCAAATAGTTTTCTGTAAAAAACTCTATAAGGTTTTTCTATTATATCATATTTTTGATAACGATCTGATAATATACTTGAAAATTTGTTTTTATACTTACTTTGTTTATACGCACCACCGTACATTAATGACTGTATGATATAATTCCATATACCTTCATAACTTTCCAGATCATCTGCAAATATCTCTTTAACACTATAGGGCATTTCATTTTGCATATAATTTAAAAGATTGGGAAAATTTTCCACTACTTTTTTAAAAGCGACCTCATCAGCATCATCTACAGGCTCTATTCTTTCCATTGCGATCCATGAGAAATCAGGAGAGTACACAAATGTTTTTGGAAACAATCTGGGATAAACAGGAGATATTTCTATTTCTTTTTTATTCATATAAATATCTGCAAGATCATTATAAATATATTTAATAACCACATCGTCATCGCCTATAGGAGAATATACTTCTCTAAAACTTCCACCGCCAACATACTTAAATTCAGACTCCAGTGTTTCTCCGACCTCTGACCAGCTTTTACCAGCGATTTTTTCTAGCCAAGGGTACATACTCATTTCTTCTTTTTCAAAGGCTTCCTCAAGGGCTCCTGCCCCTATACTGCCGCCTCCGGGTGCTCCCGGTGGGGCTGAGATCTCGTCTTTATCTTTGTCTCCCAATGGTCTTTTAACAGCTTTCATACCAGTTGGATTTCCGCCAGTATTTCCGCCTTGCTGCGTCAAGTCTTTTATCGCTTTTTTAATTCCAGCGGCAGACTTTCTTTTTATTGATTCATTGAAATTATAGTTTTTTCTCACATTCAAACTGGACATGTTATTATTAAAAAGATTTAAAGCTTCATCATAAGAAGCATTTGGTTTTTCTACCGGCACAAATCCTAAAGCCATAAAAGCCTTTAAAGACGCCTTGCTACTAGCTTGTGCTGATATTTCTTCATCAGGATAAGCATCTATTACCATTTTAATGAGTTTTTTCCCGATACCTTGCCCTCTTTTATCTTCTTCAACGAAAAAACTAAAAATTGAGTGTGCTCCTCCTGCCCACTTACTATTTTCTATAACCTCTATTCTTCCACCATCGAGGTTAAAGATTCTTCTGTTATTATTTGTCTCATTTAAATGCTTTCGCCAGTTTTCCATTAACAGTTTCATTTAATTGACCTTCGGAAACATATCTCTATTAATATTTCCTCTTTTGCTCGTCGCAATTGCTCGTCGCAATTTCTGAACTTTCTCAGAGTAACTACACCCACCAAATTGATAAAACAACTCATCTTCCGATGGCTCCAATCTAATGATCTCATATGCCGCCTCTTCATTTGGAAATCCATAATCAGGATCTTGGGGATCCAACATTCCCCAAGATTCTATTTCTTCCCAATCTTTCTCGCCTTCGGTATCCCAATAGGTACCTTCCGGCTCATAATACACTGCGACATGCCCGATCATTCTGC